ATGGAACTGGCATCAACACGCCAGACGCACCTTTTCGATTCTTACCAGCTATCGCCGCAGGTTTGGCATATCATATTGCTATGAAGACTCCGGAGCTTGCTCAGCGAGTTCCAATGTTGAAGCAAGCTTATGACGAGCAGTTTGATCTGGCGGCGGGTGAAGATCGAGAGAAAGCCAGCGTCCGGTTTGTTCCTCGGATTTATGGTGTTCGTGCATGAGTAATAAGTTTGCCTCAAGCAAACGTGCTATCGCTGAGTGCGATATCTGTGGCTTTAGGTATAAACTTAGAAAACTAAAAGAAAAGATTGTTAAAGACACGCCTACGCAGATTATGGCCTGTCCGGAGTGTTGGAATCCGAGCCATCCTCAGCTAAAATTAGGCACATTCCCTGTCGAGGATCCGCAAGCAATCCGAAATCCAAGACCAGACTTTACAGGATACCCACAAAGTCGTTCACAAGTTGTACCATTGTTTGGTGTGCAAGCAACGACATGGGCGGGTGTTTTAACCGTAGTTATTTCGTGAGGACGTTATGAAGCACTCTGATGTTAAGATGGATAAAGCAGTGGTTAAGAAGGCTGTGCATAAGCACGAGAAGGCTCTGCATCCGGGTAAGCCGCTTACCAAGATGAAAAAGGGTGGTGGTATCAAGATCCGTGGTACGGGTGCAGCGACTAAAGGTGTTATGGCACGTGGTCCGATGGCATGAACTACACTGATCTTAAACAGGCAGTCAAAGACACGTTGGAGAACGAGTTCTCCAATACCGTGTTGGATATGCTGACTAAGCAGGCCGAACAGAAGATTTATAACACTGTTCAGATCGCTTCGCTTAGACGCAACCAGACTGCAACCCTATCGGCAAACAATAAATACTTGTCTGCTCCGGGTGATTTTTTATCAGTGTATTCTTTAGCCGTTGTGACGGGCGGCACCCTTAGTACGGGTACCTTTACGTATCTTTTGAATAAAGATGTTAATTTTATTCGTGAAGCTTATCCGACTCCGAATGCGACCGGCGTCCCTAAACACTATGCAATTTTTGGCCCTGCAACTGAGGACTCTAACGAGCTTACGTTCATTTTAGGCCCCACGCCCGATCAAGCCTACCCGGTTGAGCTGCACTATTATTACTACCCTGCCAGTATTGTCTCTACCGGTCAGACGTGGTTAGGTGATAATTTCGACACAGCCCTCTTGAACGGTGTGTTGATGGAGGGTATCCGGTTCATGAAGGGTGAACAGGAACAAGTTCAGTTGTATGAGACCATGTACTCCCAAGCCATTCTGCTCCTTAAACAACTTGGCGATGGTAAGCAGCGTATGGATGCTTATCGTGATGGTCAGGTCAGAATTGAGGTGAAATGATGCTGACCGCTGGAATGTGCAACAGCTTTAAGGAAGAACTTCTTAAAGGCATCCACGATTTTACGACTGACACGTTTAAGATCGCTCTCTATACCGAGTCTGCTACTTTGGGACCGGCGACAACGGTCTATACCACGTCGAATGAAGCGTCTGGTTCTGGTTATACAGCCGGTGGGAATACGTTGGCTGGTGCAACCGTTTCTCTCTCACAAGGGATTGCGTTTGTAGATTTTTCAGATACCACTTGGGCGGCTTCCAGTTTTACAGCTCGTGGTGCATTGATCTACAATTCATCTAAGGCCAATCGGGCTGTCGCTGTTTTTGTATTTGATGAAGTAAAAACCACTTCAAGTGGGAACTTCCAAATACAATTCCCTTTCAATAATCCAACGGATGCCGTTGTCCGTGTCAGTTAGGAGTTAATCATGTCTCTTGAAAAAGCTAAATCGACGGACATCGTTACCGCATCCGTGGAGCGGCATGTTCATCCGACCGAACAAGTTAAAGCAGGTGGTAGGTTTGCGATTCAATGCTTTGGTGCTGATGGCAAGCTTAAGTGGGAAGCAGAGTCCAAGAACCTCGTGGTGAACGTGGGTCTCAAGGACATGAACGACAAGTACTTCACGGGTGTGACGTATTCTGCTGCTTGGTATATTGGCTTGTACGGCGCAGCGTCATCAAACAACCCCGCTGCTGGAGATACGATGGCATCTCATGCGGGTTGGACTGAGGAGACTGGATATAGTAACGCGAATCGTCCTACTGCTACATTTGCCGCTGCGACGACTGCTGATCCTTCAGTAATTACTAATTCCGCCTCTCCTGCTTCGTTTAATATTAACGCAACAGCTACGATTGGTGGTGCGTTCTTGACTTCAAACAATACTAAAGGCGGTACGACGGGTATTCTGTTTTCCGCCTCTGACTTCCAGTCTCCGGGAGATCGAAGTGTAGTATCGGGCGATACACTCAATGTGACGTACACGTTCTCACTCGATGCAGCTTAATTTGGTGTAGCGCAATTACACCCGCTACGGCGGGTGTTTGTTTATGAGGTTGGCATGATCAAGATTGACTTCGAGTTTCAGACGCCGCATGGCAAGTTCGCTGACGCTTTGCACTTGCCGGAAGATCATACGTTCACCGAGGCAGAGATTCAGGCGATGAAAGAACAGCGCCGGGACAACTGGATTGCTGTCGTCACTGCACCGCCCGTAGAACAGCCGGAAACCACCAAGGAGATTGGTGGTGAGGTCTATCAAAAGCTAGAAGGAGTCCCGCCCTCTGGAGCTAAACTCGTTGAAATCGATGGCGTCTGGTATGTGAAGGTGTAAAGATGGCCGACAGGTATTGGCGCGGCCTATCCACGGATTTGTGGGATGCCACTGCTGGCTCTAAGTGGGCAGACACGGCTGGCGGTGCGACGGGTGCTGCTGTTCCGACTGCTGCGGACGATGTTTTCTTTGATGCCACCTCAGCCAACTGCACGATCTCAGGCTCTCGCGTAGCGAAGTCTATCAACTGCACAGGTTATACCGGCACTCTCGCCGGAGCTTCTACCCCAGCACTGACCATTTCAGGATCGCTGACTTTGGTTGCCGGGATGACACTGACGTATGCTGGGACGACCACGTTTAACGGTACGGGTACCCTGACAAGCGGTGGTAAATCGCTTCGTGAAATTATAATCAACGGCGCTGGAATTACTGTAACGCTTGGGGATGCGTTAACCATTACGGGTCTTAACGCATTAACCATCACACGAGGAACCTTTGATACAGCAAATTATAATGTCACGGGTTACGCGTTAGTTTCATCTAATTCCAATACTAGAACAATTAACTTAGGAAGCAGTACCATTACCCTTAGTCAAGGGAGTGGATTAGGGGCTTTACAACTTGGCACAATTACAAATTTAACATTTAACGCTGGCACTTCAACAATTGATTTAACAGACAGGAACGCAATCATCGCCAGTGGAGGGCTAACGTTTTACAATGTAACATTTAGTAGTTTCTCTTCATTAGGTGGTATAAAAGAAGTTAGAGGCGCAAATACTTTTAATAACCTAAGCACAGCCGTTCCCTCAACCGCAGGATATTTTGAGTTTACTTTTAATGCTCCTCAAATCATTAACGGCACCTTTTCTACCATTAGCACAGTAGGCAGTCGCCGCGTATTGTTCCGTGGAGCCACCTACGGCATCGCTCATACGCTCACCATCAACTCCACCCCGAGTCTGACAGACGCAGACTTCCGTGATATTTACGTTGTTGGCACTGCTGCGCCGATCTCTGGTACGCGGATCGGAAATCTGCGTGGATGCCGAGGGATCACGTTTGATACGCCTAAGACGGTGTACTGGAACCTTGCTGCTGGCGGCAATTGGTCTGCTAATGCCTGGGCTGCGTCTTCTGGAGGAGCAGTTAGTACTGATAACTTCCCGTTAGCCCAAGACACAGCCGTCATTGAAAATACTGGGCTAAACACCAGTGCGACAATTACGTTGAACTCTGCTGTTCCTTACACAGGGACGGTGGATATGTCCGGTCGAACCAACGCCATGACGCTGAGTGTTGGGACGTACACCATCTATGGGGATTGGAAGAACGGCTCTGGTACGGCAATAGCTGGCTCCGGGACGCTGACGTTCTCTGGACGGAACACGCAAACCATCACAAGCGCCGGTAAAACTTTCGGCACGCCGGTCAACATTACTGTCGATTCCTACGGCGGCTCTGTTGAGCTTGCAGATGCGCTTAATATCGGAGGCAATAACCTCACCGTCACCAACGGCACGTTTGATACGAAGAACTACAACGTCACGGCTAGTGTGCTGTCGTCTAGTAATAACAATGTCAGAACAATTACGTTAGGCAGTAGTACAATAACTTTATCTGGGACTGCTGCGCCTTCCACAACTGGCGACAATATAACTTTTAATGCGGACACATCAACCATAAACTTCACAAATGCATCCGCCAACGGTATAAGCGCAGGCGCTCAAACTTTTTACGACGTTACGTTTTCTACTGCTGGAACTGGAACGATTACTTTAAGCGGAGCGATAACATTTAATAGTTTATCGGTAACCGCTCCAAGCGCAGCGGGCATCAGAACTTTGGCGTTGTCTTCAAGCGTTACCATCACCGGCACCTTAACCGTCGCTGGAGCCACAGCAGTCCGTCGCATGTTTGTCCGTTCTGGCACCCTTGGCACCACCCGCACTCTCACTGTAGGCACCCTATCCGCAACAGACTGCGACTTCCGCGACATTACGATTGCTGGAGCAGCAGCAGGATCATCGCCCACCCGAGCAGGTGACTGCGGTGGGAACTCTGGGATCACGTTCCCGGCTTCAAAGACCGTTTATTGGAATCTTGCCGGA